CTATTTGATTTACTAGCCTTTGTTCTCTTGGCGACTTTTGCATCTATACCATTCATAGTATTATTTTGACCCATTCTAGGTCCACTTATGTATATAAATTTTTTTATGGTCATTTCTTTTTTCTCAATCTGTTAGCGCTTGAGATGGCAATTGCAACTGCTTGTTTTTTGCTTTTAACAACAGGTCCACCCTTTCCAGAGTGTAAAGAACCTCTACCAAATTCGCCCATTACAGACTTAATTTTCTTTTGGTAAGCTGTTACTTTCTTCTTTTTCGTCGCCATTGCTAGACCCCTTTGGTTTAGTGTAGCCTTTAGATACTTTTCTAAATTTAGCTAAAGACACAATAAAACCTCATAAACTATATAACTAGTATAGTAACAAAAAAATACTCTACCTAAGCTGGTAGAGTATTAAAAAAATATATTTTTAACTATTCTTTTTTGGTCTACCCTTTGGCTTGGGGGAAGCACTATTTGGCTTTTTTTCTGCAGGACTCTTCTTAGCAGGTGTTTTCTTAGCTGAAGCTTTTACTTCTTTTACTTCTTCTAAAACAACTTCTTCTATTTCCTTGAGAGATTCGTCAACTTTTTCTGCGACTTTTTCTGCATGATCTAGATGTGACTCTACAATCTTTTCAAAAACAGGGCTAATTATATTAGAATTTTTAGCTTTCTTTTTGAATATTTTTTTGATTTTTGACACTAGTGACTTTAACATTTTCTACCTCTTAATTTTTAATTTAATTATTAATTCTTAATATTTATCTATAATAGTAATATACAAACCTATAAAAAGTTATTTACCTTGTTGGGACTCTTTTATTAGAGTATATCTTTCTCCTGTTTCCTTAGAAGCAAGACTAAAGCCATAGGCTGCAGCTTCTTCTATAGCTTTCTGAAGAGCCTCTTTGTCATCTAGGGAAACATCACCTAGGGGCAGTGTTATTCCTGCGTATACGTCTATGTTCTCAAAATTACCTATATTAATTTTTCGATTTACACCGCAGATAAAAACTGGGTTTGTTGATATTGATATTTCTTGTGTCATTAAATTTACCACCTGGTCTATTGGAGAGTCTACGGTAGACTGTTCGTGAGCTGTTTTTGTTATCTTAGGCATAAAAAACCTTTTCTTTTTTTAGAAGATCTATTGTAGCAGATACCTGGTCTTCTACTGACATGTTGTCGGTATCAATTATATATGTAGATATTTCTTTTATCAAATCAATTTCTTGCTCAGATGAATGGATTGAGAGGTTTTTGTCCATTACTTTTCCATCTCTTTTAATTAATCGATTGTTTAATGTTTCCTCTGAGGCATCGAATGAAACGATTATTCCATTTGGCTGTTCTAGTATTTTCTTTGCCTCGTTTAGATATCTGACATCAGATATGATTACTGCATATGGTACATCTTCATCGTCATCTTCTTCTAAAGTTTTTAAATATAAACGATAAAGATTATTTGCTTTACTTATTGCCCAGTCAGAGAAACAGTTGGGAAAATCTTCCTTACATATATCTCCTGCATTTTGCAAGAACGATCTTGGTTTAATTCCTTCAGACTCAATATATAATTCTTGTATTGTTTTTACTCTATTATAAAAATCATGATACTCCGGCATTCGTCCTATCGGTGATCCACCATATAGATCAAACAGAACAGAATGTAAAGCAAAGAGTTGTCTGCTATCTTGACTTATTCCTTTAATAGATCTTTTAATTGTAACCATTTCATAAAGCGGCAGTGCATAAAATATATGATCCCACTTCATTCCATAAATAGAAGCTTCAATTGCACCCTTTGGCACTATCTTCTCTGCTACGGAAGTCTTACCACTTCCTGCTTTACCAGAAAATCCTATTATTATTGGATGGTTTTTTTTAAATTTTAACATAAATCTCCTAGTTGATTGAGTAATTATACCATCATGAGTGACGATTGTTGTCTACTTTAGAAGCCTTTTTTCTTTTTTCTAATTCATCCAAAAATGCATTAGCTAAGGCGTCTGGCTCCCAAACAAAAGCTCTAGGAACTTGTAGTACTCTAAAGCTATACTCTTCTCTTATGTCTTCTATGGTCATTAGGAGTGGCATTAAAGCGCTGTTTCTGCACTGCCATCTGCCATTGATCTGATTTGCTACCACAGCAGAATCTGTATAAATAATTGGATCTTTTAAATCAGACATAGAGCATATTAATAAGCCAGCTATTACAGCTTCATATTCTGCCTCGTTATTAGTTCTTGGTCCCAGACCTCTTGCAAACTGAGCAATTTTTTTTCTATTTTTATATACTACAGCTGAACACGACGCTTCACCAAATTTTTTTTGCCCTTGACCCCTAGATGCTCCATCACAAAAAACTTCTATATTCATAACAATTAATCAATTCTTACATTGTATTTTGTAGAATTAGACTTTGCTAAATTAACTATATTTTCTTCTTGTTTTGAAGAAGTAATTTGTATTGTGTAAGTTAAAAGATATCTAATTCCATCTAACTCCACCTGCATTGGAAAGTCTAGTGAGTTTCTTTTTTCTGAATAAAATTCTTTTGGCTGAGTAACACCTTTGTAATATCCTATAAACATTTTATCTCCTGCTTTAGTAGGTTGAGAAATCGTCTTCGCTGTAATAGCCTTTTGATTCTCTAGCTGAGGCTATCTGCATGGATTGAGCCTTATCCATTAATTTTCTAGCTGACTCTGAAGCAATTCGTGCTGCACTTTCCATAGACTCGGCTAGGTTAACTATGGCTTCACAGGTTACAAGAGCAGCGTATTCCTCTTCTGCGGCTTCCATAGCATTAGCTTCTCTTTCAGCCTCATTCTTTCCTACTCTAGAAGACTTATATATTTTCTTATATCTTCCTTCTACTAGCTTATAGTTAGCTCTAGCCATGCCAGCAAATCTTGCTGCTCTACCATAAACGTTTGATGTCTTAGCAACTAGTGATGCAAGGGCATCCAATCCAAGATCTATTGTGTCTGCGTCTGGTATTTCTATAAAGTATTTTGAATAGCTAGATTTCTCTCCATAAGCCATAACAACTTCTTGAATTTGTGGCCCTAAAAAGTCGGATAAAAGTTCCTGTAATTTAAGGATGGTTTGATTGTTCACTTATTTTTTCCTTTTTTGTGTTTTTCAACATTTAGACTTTTTGCTAAATCTGGATCTGCTTCTTGCACCAGATCAATTAACTTTTCTTTTATTTTAGCTAGATGTTCTCTTACAGTATTTGGATGTTCGTTAATCTTTAAAGAAATCTCACTAGATCTTTTGCCATCAACGTATCTCCATTTGATTAATTGTCTTTCTTGGATTGTTAGTCTATCAAATGGAGGGAATGTTTTCTCTCCGCATAACCCAAAATTCATCTAAAGAATCAGTAGATAATAATTGCTCTAGTCTATACTCTACAGGCTCTGCTTTAAAACCTATTTGCTTTTCTTCTTCTGGATTTTCTGGCGATTCGTCTGATGCTAGAGGGAAAGTCTTTCTTCCTAATTGATCGATTAAAAATGTATCAACATTTTTTTTCAACAAATAAAAGAAATAACTATAAAGGAAACCACTAAAAGGTATAGGACCCTTAGCAGAATCTTTTCTTTCGTATCTATTAATGCATTGGAAGAATGTAGCATCGACTGTTTGTCTTATGTCAGCTTCTTCTCCATATCTTCTTGCCATATATTGTATACCTCGCATAACCTCTGTTACATGCTTGTAGCCAGCGTTGTTTAGCTTGTTTTTCATTAATGCAAATCTAACGTATGAGTCTTTTACAAAAAGCGATATAAACCTTCTGATATCATAGTCACCTACATTATACCTTCCATGGTACAGTAGAGCTACGTACTTAGAAAGAAAGTTATTAAAAACTTTTAAAAGCTCTTCTTGTGCTTCTGACGATCCTGATTTAGCTCTCGCTATGAGCTCTTGCATTTCGTTCTCTTCTAGAGAATAATATTGTTCTTTATATGCGGCCATTTATTTACCTTCCCAGTATAATATGCTATTAGAATATGTTAATCTTATGTCTTCATAAAATAATATTGTTGGAACCTCTAGTTCTTCAAAAAAATTCTTTGCGTCCTTTGAGTATTTACTTATAACGCAAGTTAGTTTTTCAAATTCTTTTGGATAATATCTTTTAAATCTTTTTAATTTTATTTTACTTTTTTCATCCAGATAACCTTTTACCTCAACCCATTCATCTGTTGTTGGAAAATAAAAATCTGGAGTATAACCCTTTGTTCCGCCTCTTTATGGGAAAGCTAAAAACAGTAGGTTCAAATTCAAAAACTATTTTATATAGATTCAACACTCTTACAAAGTTAGCTTCCCAGCTGGATCTAACATTTATATTTATATCTTTCCTGTAGCCGCTCTTGGTATTTTTGTACGCATTACCTTTTTTAGCTACGGGCTTTTCATCTTGTTCAATAATTTCTATATCAATTTTTTTCTTTGATAGATCTTTTAAGTCGGGAGTCTTGCGCAACTTTGATCTAGATAAAAAAAACTGTTCTGACTTGACAACCTGTGGGTCCATTGTGATATCCTTTACTTGTCAAAAAGTATTACAACATTATACTTTAAACAAAAATAAAAAACAAACCATTCTTACGATATTTGTAAGAATTAACACGAAAGGTCAAAAATGACTACTTCACTTCAAACCATCATTAACAGCGTTCACCAGACAGTTTACGAGAATGTTCTCGCTAACTTAGAGGAGATCGGAATCGACCGTGACGAAGCAATCAAGCTTGTCAATGAGATTGATTCAGCAGAGGTTTTGAATCTTTCAGACTTTTAATCTTTAAAGTCTAGAAAACCCCCTCTTCCTTGTGGAGGAGGGGGTTTTTTATTGCCTATGCTCTTGCGGATTGTTTATTTCTAAAAACTCCAGTTGGACATGCGCCTGTTTTTGCGTGGTCGCACCAACTGCATAATCTTGAGTTTCCTGTTGCTGTAAAATTTTGATCTTTAATAATTAAGTTAATATTTTTTATTAGCTTTTCTTTTACGTTCTCTATATCTTCTTGAGAGAAAGTATGTCCCTTTTTTCTTCCAGATCTTAAGTAATGCAGTTCTGCATAGACTTCTTTATCCGGGAAGATTAAAGAGGCTGCAAGGGCATATATTCCTAGCTGAAGGTTATTGGGAACTTCTTTCTGTGAAACTTCCCACTTACCAGTCTTATAGTCGATGATATGAACACGGTCATCATATAGATCAATTCTATCTATGTATCCCATTATGTGGTAGTTGCCAATTATAAAGCTAAAACCATATTCTTTTTCATAAACGTCAAAAGAAAAATCTGAATACTTATCATAAAATTCATCTATGATTTCTTTTCCAGCAGAGATCAATTCATTTGATATCTTACCTTCTGGGTCATAAGATAACTTATGCTCTTCATACTTTTTAACCATCTCATCATGGTTTAAATTTGAATCTTTAGATATAGTATCTTCTAATACCGAGTGAACTATATTTCCGCAGCACTGCTGGCTCACTAAAGAATCTTGGTTCCTTTTTAATGTAAGTAAAAAAATACTTAGAAGGACATTGTAGATAGCTATCTATTCTTGAGTAGGAGAAATCTACTACAGCTAACCTTTGAAGATCATTTAAATCTTCATATTTTTTAATCTCTATTGCCATCATTCCCACTTACTTCGGGATCATATACTATGTTCCCATCTTCATCGTATTCTTTGCCACATTCATCTATCGTGTGGTTATTGTATTTATTAAGATAAGATCCTTGACCCACTGGTATCCAGCCAGTTTCACCTATCTCCATAAAGTCATCTTCATTGTATGGCCACATGTTCCCCATCCACTTTAATTGTGCATTCGCTAAAAGATTCTATATTTAAATAGTAATTTAAAACTGAATATAAATCATTTAGCTCTTGCTTGCTAGCAAATATGCCAGCTATTCCTGATTGAATAAAAAACCTATCTTCATCCACATGTATTCCATTTGAATATTCAATTAAGGTTATATTATTTTTTGTGATTCTTCCTGTTTCCATAGCTGACATTTAATCCTCGTCTACAATCGTTATAGGGTTCCATGTTGGATCATTCATCTTTTCTCTCATGTCATTAACATAAGAGTCCCAGTCTCTTTCATCCTCAGATTTATGCTCATATTTAACCTGACCTTTAAATGGGTTTGATTTAAATCTTGTAATGATCAATCTTCCCTCTTTTGTACGCCATCTTAAAACACCATTTCTGCAGTCGCAGAAATCCTCTGAATGAACTTCAATAACCCCTCTGGGGTCAAATCTACCGCTACATCCATTGCACTTTGAATACCTACCTTTGTCTGCACATCTAGAACAAGACGTACAGTATCTCCAGCAATCTCTTTCTGCTGGGTTTTTAAAGCTTCCATCTGCTGGCATTATTTCTCCAATTCAATTAAAGAATTTACTAGTGGTATTATCTTCGCTGAAGACAATACATTAAATTTATATACATATTTTTTATTTAAATCTTTTATATGTAAAAAGACAGGACTATTTCCTTTATGTGATGAAATTATATCATATATTTTTTTAAATGTTAAGCTAGATATGTTTTCTGGAAACTCAAAAAATATAGGCTTTCCCCCAGAAAAGGTTTTTGTTTCTACTTTTTCACAAGAGTTATAGAATATTTTAATAGTTGAGTTGTCTTCTTCTGTTTCTTTATTTAAGAAACCATTTATGATCACTATCTCTCCAGAAGAAAAATAATCATCGCTGATATCCTTTGCTGTCTTAGGGAATATAATTACTTCAACAGAAGATGATATATCTTCTAGATTAAATTTAAACATCTTCTGACCTTTTTTAGTGGTCATTTTTTTAAATGATGTAATAATTCCACCAAGCTTCACAGGGCTTCCTGCTTGACTATCTTGTAGGTCAATTATTTCATGAGTTGTTTTATTCTTAATAACATCCCATATACCTAGAACTGGATGATTAGTAACATATATTCCTAGTTCTTCTTTCTCTTTTTCTAGGATTGAAAGTTCAACTCTTCTACTTGTTTCTATTTCTACTTCTTCAACTAGCTCATCAAATGCCCCAGCGTTGATTAAATGCTCCAGCGTAGACTTTTTAAAGACTGTTGAATCACATCTTCTATAAAAATCTTGTAGGCTTGTGTATAGTTTTTTTGTATCTCTACAGTTAATTATAGACTCTGCTATTGACAAGCCAATGCCGTTAATTGCAGACAGACCAAAGACTATAGAGTTGTCGCCTAAAACCTCAAAATCTATTTCAGAATAATTAATAGATGGAGGAAGAACTTCAATACCAATGCGTCTGCAGTCAGATAAATAAAGCGACTGTTTATCTTTATTACCGACCACCGAGCTCATCAAAGCTGCCATGTATTCAACAGTATAATTAGATTTAAGATACGCAGTAACATAGGAAATCATTGCATAACTAGCAGCGTGTGCTCTGTTAAATCCATAGCCTCCGAAGTATTCAATGTCTGAGTATATTTTATTTGCTTTATCTGTTGATAGACCAGATGTTGTTACGCACCCGTCTACAAACTTTTGTCTAAACAAAGCTATCTTATCCATTAACTTCTTGCCTATGACCTTACGTAGATCATCAGCTTCCGCAGAACTAAATCCAGCTAGCTCTCTAGCTACACCCAAAACATCTTCCTGATAAAGCATGATGCCAAGAGACGGTCCTAAAACTTTTTCTAACTTAGGGTGATCATATTGAACCTTTGATCTACCATGCTTTCTATCTATATATAGTTTGTCCATTCCAGAGCCCATAGGACCTGGTCTATAAAGCGATATCAAAGCCATGATGTCTTCTATGTTTTGTGGCTGCAATTGGACCATTAATTGACGCATTCCTGAAGATTCCAATTGGAAAACTCCTATAGCGTTTCCTTTACCCAACTCTTCAAAAGTCTTTTTATCATCTAAAGGAATTTCATCAACGTCTATATGTATTCCTTTAGTCTTTTTTACAAGCTTTATACAAGAATCTATAACTCCTAAGTTTCTAAGGCCTAAGAAGTCAATCTTTAATAGTCCACACTGTTCGACTCTTCCCATGTCCCATTGTGTGACTACTGGATTGTCTGAACCCTTTTGCATTATGGGGAGGTAGTCAACCAATGGACCTTTAGATATAACTACACCAGCAGCATGGATGCCAGTCTGTCTTACCAGGCCCTCTAAACCAAAGGCTGCATCTACTATCTTTGTTGAATCTGAATCAGAGTTATATTCGTTTTTAAACTCTGCCACTTCCATACACTCTGAAAGATTTTTTGATATACCCAAGACCGGAGGAGGAACCAGCTTGGCAACTTTATCACCAGACACGAAGTCATAGCCTAGGGCTCTTGCAGCGTCTCTTATGGACTGTCTAGCACCTGTTCTGTTGAATGTACATATATGTGCCACATGGTCGTTTCCGTATTTTTCTCTAGCGTAGTTGATGACCTTATCTCTGTGTCTATCATCAAAGTCCAGGTCTATGTCGGGCATTGATTTTCTTCCTTCGACAAGGAATCTTTCGAACATCAAACCAAATCTAATTGGATCTAAATTTGTAATATCAAATGCATACGAAAGCACGCTTCCTGCAGCAGATCCTCTACCCCAGCCAACTCTTATGTCGTTGCTTTTGGCCCATCTAACAAGGTCTGATACAACCAAGAAATACTCAGGAAAGCCCATGTCCTTGACGACTTTCATTTCATGATTAGCTCTAGTTAATATATGTTCTGGAAGAGGATCTCCATATTTTCTCTTTAAGCCATCCCAAGCTAATCTTTCAAAGTAATCTGTTGAAGATTCTTTTGTTGGAATTGGAAAGTTAGGAAAGTGAATCTGACCAAAGCTAAGATCTAAATCAACCATATCGCATACAGTCATTGTATTCTTTAGCCAGTCTTCAGAGAATACTTTAGCCATAGAATCATAAGACTGAAGATAGAACTCATCACCAGAGAAAGAAAATCTATCTGGAGTATTTATAGTTGAACCAGTAGAAACGCAAAGCATGATGTCGTGAGCGTGCGCATCTTTTTGGTTTACATAGTGACAGTCTCCAGTTGGAACTATCTTTGCTCCTATTGTTTTAGCTATTTTAACTAGATCTTCAAATATCTTTTTTTGTTCTTTTAGCCCATGATCCTGAACTTCTATAAAATAATTATCTTTACCAACAATGTCCTGCATCTTCTTTGCAGAAGATAAAGCAAAGTCGTAGTCATTTCTAAGAAGTGCTTGCGAGACCTCGCTATTCAAACAGCCAGAAAGTACGATGATGCCTTCGCTGTGTTGAGCAATTAGATCATGATCGATTCTTGGCTTTGCGTAGTAGCCTTCAAGAAAAGATCTGGAGGACATCTTAATAATGTTGTGATATCCAACGTTATTTTGAGCCAATATCGTAATGTGATATGGACCTCGTTGTTCCCATTCGTTTTTTGCAGGACCAGATCTTTCTTCTTCGTCCTTATCGAATCTAGTTTTTCTTGCTTGATAGAATTCTGATCCGAAGAATTGGTTTTACGCCAACAGACTTTCCCGCATCGTAAAAGTCTAGCCATGAATGTATGTTTCCATGGTCAGTTGTTGCCAGCCCTGACATACCAAGAGACTTAGCTCTCTCTAAATAAGCTTGAACATCACCGTGACCGTCTAACATTGAGAAGACAGTGTGGTTGTGCAGGTTAGTCCAGTTTTTCATTAAATTCCTCTTGTTTTATCTATGTTGTCTAGTGAGTTGCTTCTTCTTTCTCTATATGTAATTATGACAACACCACCACAGTACTTGCATGGCACGTCTTTACCATCTTGAGCAAATGGGCTTTTATACATATATTCCATAGGTTGATCAGACTTGCATTCTGAGCAGACACCTATTACATCATCTTCGTTTCTAATATTGACAGACATTTGTATCCTTTCTTAAACTTTTATAGGCAAAGCGTATTGGTGAAGGAGAAGATTCTTCATTGCTTTCAACATACT